ATTACGTTACCCGAGTCAGTAACTATGACTGGGTAGATATGGAGTGGTATTGTCTTCCGCAAGGGCAGGAACTCTGGGTTTTAGGTAGACGCCAGTATGTGTTATTGTGGTCTAAGAATCGTGAGCGGAAGGGTCGGCTTTTCAGGCCGTTCCCTGAGAATGCATTGCGGGCCGAGCACTTCGGTCTTGATCCTGAGAAAGCGATTCCTCGCAAGATTGATGAGTATACCATGCAGGGCAAGAAGGGGCGTACTGCGTTCATTACGGGGGTGCGGGCTAACGAGTCCATGATTCGGTATAGGACTGTCACGCAGAAGTTACACGAGAACTATATCAACCGGCCTTTTAAACTTTCAAAAGCGATTCCTTTACGTTTTGCTAAAGTCATCTATGACTGGACATCTGATGATGTTTTGAAGTTTATCCACGAAGAGCACAATGGTGAGTACTGTGAATACTATGACTATGCGGCTATGAGTGGGGCTAACCAGAGAGTCGGCATTCCTCTACACTCTGTTGCGGCCCGACGGCTTTCTGATGTATTACGCACTGAACCAGAGTTTTATGATGAACTGTATCGCTGTTTCCCCACGATTGAAGCCCAGCGACAGTTGTGGGCGGAGTTTGATATTGAAGCAGCGATTGACTTTTATGCAGAAGATGGTTGGAAGGGTGTAAAGAATTGCATTGATGATAATGTCCTTACTCCGGGCCTCCACAGGGCGGCGTTAGTGTATTCAAACGAATTTAAAAAGAAGCACGCTAATGACCCGTATGGCTATCCTGTCGATCATTTAATCCGAACACTTCTATTGAACTCGTTTATGGGTTCTCCTAGTCCTGTAGGCCCAAAGACTAAAGCACACAATAAAAGGGTTGCTTTGTTAGAAGATGAAACTCAGCAGTTGATGGATGCCGACAGCCTTGACTGGCAAGACGATACACGGTAAAGTAAATCCATGGATTATTGTAAAACGTCAGACTTGCGTCCCGCAAAGTGGTCATCAGCATCATATATTGTTGCGCCTGATTACAAACGTCTTTCCGAGTCCATCAGAGACCGTGGCATGTTGCACCCTATTGTCATACAAAAAGATGGTACAATTATTGACGGCTATCATCGTTGGACTATCGCCAACGAGCAGAACATGAAGAAAGTTCCTGTCAATGTGGTTAAGTGTGATGATGTTGAGGCCATGCTTTTACATATTGAGTTAAACAGGTACAGGGGAATGATTATTGCTAAGTACCTTTCTAGACTGATGCAAGCGGTAATGCAATCTAAGCGATTTACTGAAGAAGAACTTCGTAAGCGTCTTGCAATGAGTTACGATGAGTTTGATATTCTGCTAGACGGGTCGCTTATCAAGATGCGAAAAATCAAGCAACATTCATATTCGCCTGCTTGGGTTCCGATTGAGTCCAAGACTGGCGAAGATATTCATATTGAAAAGCCTACGGGGCATTCTGAACAAGCATAGGAGAATAACATGGAAATGAACGCATATCAAGCCGCCGCAAAAGAAACTGCGGTATTCCCACCCGATCAAGGAATTGTGTACACTGCACTAGGTCTTGCAAGTGAGGCAGGCGAAGTAACCGATAAGGTTAAGAAGGTCATTCGTGACAGCGGAGGAGTTTTCTCCGACGAAGCACGAGAGGCAATCAAGAAAGAACTCGGAGACGTTCTTTGGTATGTATCTGGCCTTGCTTGGGAACTGGGTTACACTCTTACCGAGGTAGCCGACGCAAACATTGAAAAGTTGTCTAGCCGTTTTGAGCGTGGTAAGATTGGCGGCTCCGGGGATGACAGGTAATTCTTGGCTTTCTCTTGTAACTTCGACCGGCAACCTTGAGTCGGCCAAGTCTTACGAATCGTTACTGAGTGCCGCTCACGCTGACTATTCAGTAGTCACAAATCAGGTGTACGTCTATGACCGTTTCGTGAATGCGTTTGTTCAGGTGCCGAATAGGTTTGTTACCGGTCGTGAAATTGACGAACGGCTAGAGAACTGGGAAGTTGTCAAAGAGCGCTATGAGGTAGAGCAGAACCAAAAGATTTTAGAACGTGCTTACGCTTTAATCCGCAAATACAACGGCTCAGCAGTTTTCACTGGATGTGGTGTACTTGATGAAGGCCGAAAGTTCTTTACTGTAGTTCGTACTGGCTCAATAACTATTCCTACTCTAGATCAGAGCAATGACATCATTGATTCCTACACAGTGATTATGACCTCACACGATGGAAGTATCCCTATTTGTTATTACAGTCTAGATAGTAGGCGCTCAAATAACACGACATATCGTTTCTCTAGTTCCCCTACAGCAGAGTTCAGTATTAGAAAACGCCATACACCTAGTGGGGCCAACCTGAATGAAGAGGTAACGGAAGCATTAAATATGCGAATAAACTGGTCGGAGTATATGGGTTCCGCTATCGGGAAGTTATTTGTTCCTGTCTCTGCTTCAACAGTAGATAAAGCGCTAGAAAAATTCTGGCCTACAGAGTATGCTGCTACAGAGAAAAAACGTGAACATGCTGAAGGTGTCCACGAAACGATTATCGACTTGTATCACAGTTCTAGCAATGTTGGGGCGTTTGGTACATGCAGGTGGTCGTTGTTGAACGCAATAAATGAGTACATTGATTTTCATCGCAATATTCCTGATGATGAAGCAGCGCAGCACTCACTAGAGATTGATAATTATAGCCACCGACTGAAGTTGAACGTTTTCCAATGGTTGAATACATTTTAGATGATTTTGTCATCATCAGAGATTTTACTGAGCATTGTGATGCTCTTCTAGAGATGGTTCAAAATCCTCGTGAGGGGGAAATAGTTGAAATGCCTGATCGTTGTTATAACTTTTTCACTAAGCACGTAGTCGATGGCGGCAACCCCGAATCAATAGACGACATGACTATACTTTGCTATTCAGAAGAAATTAAAACTGCTTTACTAAGTGTGTTCAATTTTAACGGGATAATGAATAATAACCTACCGGCAGTTGTGTATCCAGAAGGATGCGGTATGGGTTTGCACGACGACATGTACCATAATTCCGATGATCCTGAGCAACGTGAAAAAGTACATGTATACAGTTCAGTTCACTATTTAAACGATGACTATCAAGGTGGCGAACTGGTATTCCCTGATTTAAATTTGACAATAAATCCTGAAAAGAATATGCTATTACTATTCGGTTGCCACCATAAACATCGTGGTAACCCATCAACAGGCGGTATAAAGATTTCGTCAACAAAGTTTTGGAGAGATGAAGATGCAGTTCAGTCCCAGTGAGCAAGAAAATTTCGTTATTGAAATGACGCAGATGAAGCACGGCGGTCATTACGTTGAACTCGGTGCCTTCCACTCCCACGATGGCAGTAATACTCGTGTGTTGGAGCAGGACTTTGGATGGCGTGGTGTGTCATTTGAGATTGACGACAAGCGGCGAGAGCAGTTTATTGACAATCGTTCTAACCCCTGCTATGGAGATGCCTTATACTTTGACTACAACGGATTTTTTGAATGGGCTGAGTGGCCTAAGCAGATCGACTACTTACAGGTCGATATTGATAATGGGTATGATCATGCTATGCGACCGGAGGGAAGTGCGTACACTTCGCTTTTAGGGCTTATTGCGCTACCGTTGAACCTGTATCGGTTTTCTGTTATAACCTTTGAACACGATGTTAACATGTATTTTAGAAATGCATCAATTCGTGACGCCCAGCGAGAAATTCTTGATGCACTAGGCTACACTTTAGTCGTGAGAACTATTCACGAAGACTGGTGGGTTGATCCGACTGCAATTGAGCCAGATATCTTTAGACCTCACTTAAGATGGGAAGTTCTTTAATCAACTTCGATAAAGATGCATTCTCCGGGGCACTCTTCAGCGGCCTCAATTGTGTCGGCAAGTAGGTTTTCAGGAACTTCTGCCTGACCTTCTGCCATCTGGTAAACAGGCCCATCTGCATTACCGTTTGGTCCTTTTACGTTGGGCCACTGCACTTCCTTAACGTATGCTAAACCGTCATCATGCATCTCAAAAATATCGGGGCATAATTCTGCGCATAGCCCGTCTCCTGTACACAAATCTTGGTCGATCCATACCTTCATTTTTCCTCCTCAAATAATGATTTCAATTTTACGTCTTATACCCATACCTAGTCCTGCACACAGGTTAAATGCGTGGGTAGTAGCGTCAACTTGGTCGTCGTGGACTCTCGCTTCTGGGAATGACGATAACTCATCAATAAATTCTGTGTTCCATGAGGCTCTAAGTAGTTTAACATTTCCATTAGCAACTGCTGCTGCAAAAGGCTTGGCTCTAGTTACTTTATCGCCTGTTGCTCTTTGTCCAGAGAAGTTGTAACCCGGAAGAACGTATCTGGCGTACTGGTCAATTAGGTTTTTACCTGCTGACCCCGGTTCCTGTTCCATCTGAATCATAATTTCAGGACCGTCTTCTTCGGCAGTTTCCTTAATAAACTTTTCAACTTTTTCACCTTTGGCCCGTATACGCCGAACATCCAGAACATAAAATATACCATTATCAAAGGCCCCCAAACATCCAACTGTCCAGTCAGGGTCGGGATTAGAGTTTGAGGGTTCTGTTCCTGCCAAGTCCCAGAACCGAACTACAGTTGTGTCTTTACTGAGTTCTGGAACTTCACTAGGTTCAATAATTTCAAAGTTGTTTCTATCGAACATTGAACCGAGGGTTGTCGCCCACCAGTCACCAAACTCTAGCCGCTTACGTTCGATTGGGTCAAGTTCTGAAAGCATAGCACGGTATGATGTCGGGTCAATTCCGGGGTTATCGGTAAGCATTGAAGGAATGAAGATACGCCCCTTTTCTTTTCCTTCCACTAGGAACCTTTGGCGCACCCAGTTTGGTGCTGGGTTAGTTGCACATCTCATACGCAAAGGAACTGTGGATAGTGGTCCTGATGCTGGGCGGCGAAGACGAGAGAACATATACCTATAATCAGACTCTCTGATTTCTGTAACCTCATCCATCCCGATAAACTGAAATTCCGAACCCTTGTATCGCAGGTAATCATTTACGTTATTCAAGTAACCGAATGTGATACGTGCTCCCGAAGGAAACGTTGCGGTATACTGGTTGGCGTTCCAGTGGACATCATCGAATTGCATGATCCACTCTCGGAAGCGGTCCATAAGGGCACCGGGAAGCGCAAGGTCGGCATATGTACGACGGAACAGGATTGCCGAGTAGTTGGGGACATCCACGTATTGCAACGCAGCCATGATTAGGGCCGAAGATTTACCACCGCCCGCCGCTCCGCCAAACATAACTTCTTGTCCTTCTGAGCGAAGAAACACTTTTTGAGTTAATGACGGCTCCTCAACCCAGTATTCCGAACGACGTGGCTCTAAGTATTCTTTGATTTTCTGCCAGTCTTGTGTTTGCGTGGACATATCTGCTTGTCTCCTAGACAAATAAAAGGTACAGTATACCTATGAGGAATATTCTAAATCGTGCTGCCGTCGCCCATTTACTCATGGGCGCTGGTATACTATTAATAGGCTTTGGTATTAGTATACTGAGTTTGGGGTGGGGTCTGGCAAGTGCTGGCCTCACTTGTGGAATTTACGGCTATCTGCTAGGGGCTGAATAATGGCGTGGAACTCAGGTTCAAACAAATCCTTACAGAATATCAATGATGGTCAAAAAGCGGCACCTATTTCTGTTGGTGCCCCCATCTCGTACAGTCCTTCTCTGGGTGAGAACCGAGGGTATCATGACGGCTGGGATATTACAAAGGCTTACCGAGACGGTGTTTCTAAGGTAACTTGGGTATTCAGATGTATTGATGTGATTGCCTCTAATCAGGCTCGTCTACCCATGATTTTCCGAAAGGACAATAACCCGTTTGGTGAAGTTGTGGCAAACAACCAGATGCTGAAACTCTTCAATAATACTGCTAATGACGGTGAGAATGCTTTCGCATTCCGGTATCGGCTTTCAGCACAGTTGCTTATGAGCAGCCGTGGTGCGTTTGTTGAAATTGTTCGTGGTCGTGGCGGGGCACCGATTGCTCTGCATCTTCTTCCTCCACAAAACACATCTCCTATCCCGGATGTATCTAAGTTCGTTAAAGGGTTTGAGGTAAAGATTAACGCTACAGAGAAGCGTACTATTAAGCCAGAAAATGTTATTTGGATTCGACGCCCTCATCCCCTTGACCCCTATCTGTCCATGACACCCATGGAAGCAGCGGGGGTTGCTATCGAACTTGAAAATTTGGCTAAAGTTTACAACCGAAACTTCCTGATTAACGATGGTCGTCCCGGTGGTTTGCTTGTTCTTCGTAGTGAAATTGCTGATGAAGACAAGGAAGAACTACGATCACGGTTCCGTGGTAACATTGGTCGTGCAGGTTCTGTAGGTGTGATTTCGTCTGACGATGGTGCTGACTTCGTAGATACTGCTGCTAGCCCACGTGACGCTGCTTATGTGCAGATGCGTACTATCACAAAAGAAGAGATTCTTGCGGCGTTTGGTGTACCTGAGTCAATTATTGGTAACTCGTCTAACCGTACTTTCTCTAATGCTATGGAAGAGGGTAAGGTGTTTTGGATGGAAACAATGTCTCCTCACCTTGATTTGATCGCTCGCTCTTTCGACAAGATTGACGATTCGTACTTCGTGGACTTTGATACTGCTAACGTACCTATCTTGGTGTTAGCAAAACAGGAGCGTGAACGTCATTATTTGACTGAGTTCCAAACTGGTCTTATTAGTGCTAATGAGTATCGTGAAGCATCTGGTCGCAAGCGGGTCGTTTCAGACATTGCTGATTCGTTGCTGTCTAACCCGAATCAGACTCCAATCGCTAATACCGAAAAGGCTATGAATGAGCAGACCGGTGTAGAAAGTGGTGTCCCTCTAGATGTTCAGGCTCAAGAGGCACAGCAGTCTGTAGTAACCGAGTTTAGTCCTGAAGCGGGTGGTTTTGTGGAAGCCGGTACTGTAACTGGTGCTCAAAATATTGAGGCTCCGGCTTCGGCTGTTCCGAGTGAACTTGAGGGAGACGAACCGGAGGGTAGGAAGAGCGCCCCTTTTCAACGAGCCTAAAGTTTGGTGATTTAGCGAAGAATTCACCGTGGGAGCAGAAAGCACTTTATCGGGTTGATTCTTTAGAGGCTCAGGTTTCTAAGCAGTTAGATGAGATTATTGATTCTCAGGAAGAGACAACACTCGCTGCTATTGCGACCCCTACAACAACTGCTTTTTTAAATTTAGGAACAGATTCTAATTTTGCTTCTGTAGTTCCTATGACCGAGTTGGCCGTGAGCACTGCACCTTTACTAGCATCCATGCGCAGTATCTATGAGCAGGCCGTATCTGACAACATTCAAGAAGGGTTTGGAGACACTGTAACAGAGCAGCAGGCAGAAGCGGCAGTTTCAGAGCACATAGCCACGGTAAACGAATTCAATAGTACTACTCAAAATCAAGTTGCTCAGGCGTTGGGCGCTGCTTCTGTTGCGAAAGCAGAAGATGGCGGGGACATAGACGTTGCCTTTAAGGCTATTTTGGCGGCAACTTTAGTCAAAGCGGTTTTCAATAAATTACGCAGCAACCGCAAACGAATGATTGTAGATTCTGCTGTTTTAGGTCCTTACAATCAAGGGCTATTTGATTCTGCCAGCAATAGCGATGTTGCTTTGAATAAGCAGTGGATTTCATTAAAAGATGAGCGAGTTCGGATACCGCACAAGCAGTTGCATGGTGACATTGTGCCTGTAAGTAGCCCATTTTTTGTGAATGGCGTTCCAATTAGGTTCCCGAAAGACCCAGTTGCTCCGCCTTCATTAACTATCAACTGTCGTTGCGTGTTGAAGTTTACCAGATAAATATATAAAATACCCCTGAGCATTTTTATATAAACCCTACTTGACGTAAGTCACTGAGGGGATACTATATTAATGTTGCAATGTCCTTAAGGAGAGTCATGACTACTTTAGTTGAGTATGCAGATGTCGCTGAAGACACTGATCCCGCATTTGATTTCAAAGCAATTTCCGGCCAGATCGGTATCGACAAGGCACAAGGCATTGTTGAAGCCTTTGTCTCAGGTATCGGCAATAAGGATTCAGTTGGCGATGTTGTCGTCTCTGGAGCGTTTAATGGCTCATTGAAGCGCCGTAAGCCTCGTGTTGTTTGGGGCCACGATTGGAATCAGCCAATTGGTAAGGTTCTGGAGATTTACGAAGTTCCGAAGTCTGACCCTCGCCTTCCCGAGAAGATGAAGCGTGCTGGTATCGGTGGTCTTTTTGCAAAGGTTCAGTTCAATCTCAACACCGAGCGAGGACGTGAAGCGTTTGCGAACGTGGCATTTTACGGTATGGATCAGGAATGGTCAATCGGCTATAAGACGATTAATGCTGATTTTGATGCTTCTCGTCAGGCCAATATGCTTAAGGAAGTAGAACTGTACGAGATTTCTCCGGTTCTGCACGGAGCCAACCAGTTGACTGGCACAATCTCTGTCAAAGATGATAATGAAGGAACTTCCGAGAAGGGTGGAATGTACAACATGGACGACGATAAGGACGCTCCTGCTAATCGTGCAGATGCGATGTCTGCAATGATGGGACGGATGCTTTCCCAAGCACTTCGTAAGCCGGTCCAGATTCTAGAGATTAATGACAATAACGTCGTTTTCCAGACTGGTGAAAATATGATTTGGATGGCTACGTTCAACCGTGAAGGTCAGCAGATCATGATTGGTAAGCCAACTCGTGTGAAGCCTATGACAACTTATACTCCCGTGGGAGATGACGCACCTACTTCGATGATGGTGAAGGACCCAGATGAGAAGGATGCTGAGGAACCTGAAGGTATTCGTGACGCTAATCCAGAGCAGGGAACTTGGGCTACGCCCGATATTGCTCTAGCATGGTCGAAGACTTTTGGTTGCTCAGGCTATCATTCTCACGGTGGTGGCTATCTGCCCTGTGAGACACACGATGAGTATCTAGAGGCTCTTGAGAAGTTTGATGGAAATGCAAACATCAATTCGCACAACAACTACCTTGAAGGTGTTGAAGTGGAAGAAGCGAAGAGTGCTGACTGTGGTTGTGAGTCTGAAAAAGATGCTTGCTCTTGCGATACTGAGGAAAAGGGTCACATGATGCGGGGAGACCGTAAGCCTGATTACCTTAAGGACCCGATGGCACTCTTGTTGATGGCCTATAACGAAATGCTCAAGATTCGTGGTGCTGGTGAAGTGCGTGAGGCTACCTTGTCTCTTATTAACGAACTTGAAAATTTCTTGACTTCTGCCCCCATGTCTCGCCCGATGGAACAGGGTGAGAAGGTTACGTCAGGTTTTGTTGTGCACGTTAAGTGCTCTGACAATGAAGCGTTTGATGTAAGTAGTGCAGTTGCTGAGGTTCCAGTGTTTACTTTTAAATCAGAGGATGGAGTTGACTTGCATTTCTCAACTAAGGTTGAGCATGAAGAGTTGTTAGCCAAGGTTGCAACTGCTCTTGCCGGTTTGTCTTTTGATCCTGAGATTTCTGTTTCAAAGCCCGCCACCCTTGACACTGAAGACGGTGTTGAGTAAAATACTCACGAGCAATAGGAGTTCAAAATGAGTGAAAACATGAATGACGATCTTCAGAAGTTTGAGGATATTGAAGCGCTTATGTCCGTAGAGGAGAAGGGTGCGCACGAGGATGAGAAGGGCGCACCTTCTATCTTCATGACCGACATCCGTTTCAAGGAAGCGGTTGAGGCTGGCGATCTTCTAGATGAGGCGGCGTTTGCTGCGCTTGATCCCGAAGACCAAAAGGGCTACGAGATGGTTAACGTTCTCAATGAAGAAACCAAGGAGCCAATGGGCTGGATGTTCCGCTTTAAGGCTGATGATGAAGATGAAGCCGAAGAAGACGTTGACGATACTGAGGAAGCAGACGAAGCCGACGAAGATGTCGATATGGTTGAAAAGGTTGCTCAAGCACTAGAGGCTGAGACCAAAGACGCTGACGACGACGCTGAGGTCGAAGAAGACGCAGAGGCAGAAGAAGCCGATGCCGAAGAAGAAGCCGATGCCGAAGAAGAAGCCGTTGAAGCCGAAGAGGTTGTTGCGGAAGAGGAAGTAGACGCTGATGCTGAACTTCCTGTCGATGCTGAAGACCCCGCTGAATCCGTTGATGTCAAGGCCGCATCACTCATGATGCGTATGGTAGGTCAGGAAGAAGAGAAGAAGCCTTCGATCTTCCTTACAGACACTCGGTTCAAGGAAATGGAAGAGGACGAAGAACTCATTTCTGAAGAGAAGTACGGCGACCTAGACATGGACGCAAAAGAGTCTTACGAAGAAGTAGACGTTTTTGAAGAGGGTACCGGCAAGGGATATGGCAAGCGCTATCGTCGCCGCAGTCCTTTGGAAGTTAACGCCATGCGTAAGGGCGGGCATATGGAAGACGAAGAAAAGTCTGAAGATGTTGAAGACGTGCAGGAAAAGGCTGAAGACATGGCTGACATGTTTGACACTGAAGAAGAAGCCCTTGAACGTGCTGCCGCACTTGGATGCGAAGGTACGCACGGTGCTGGTGATAAGTTCATGCCTTGTGCTTCCCACGATGAATGGGAGAAGTTGACTGCTGCTAAGCCTGAAGATGGTGAAAAGTCTGAAGAGTTCTTGTGTGGTTTCCAGCGTAAGTCTGTTGCACAGCCGTGCGACTTCTGTCAGGGCGGTTGCGCTCCTGAAGATGGTCTTCCCGGTCTTGCAGATATTGAGACGGTTGTCAAGAGTGCTCACCCCGGTGAAGTTATCGGGTCGGGCTACTCTTCAACTGACGACATGTTCGTTGTCGATGTCAAGCGTGAAGACGGCACTTGCATTGAAGTGTTCTTGTCAGGTGAGGGCGACGAACTTGGTTGGTTGCGTGTTGATGAAACAATCATTGAGGGTAAGTCGGCTGAAGAGTTGACTATCATTTCTTCTTCAGATGCCGAAGCGGTTGCCGTGAAGGCGTTTGATGACATGAAACTTGACGCTAAGGGCGAAGTCATGGGTATCATGGTTGATATTTTCGCTGATGAAGATGTTTACGTTGTCGAAGTTGATTCTGACCAGAAGAGTTTTGACTTCTACGTTTCCGTGGAAGGTAAGGTTCTTGGATACGACGAGTATGACATGCTTGACGACTTTGAGTATGACATGAGCGAAGAGGACGAAATCAAGGCTCTTGAGGCTGAACTTGAGATTAAGCGCATGTACTCTCGTGAACAGCGGGAGTCTATGGCTGAGTCAGGTGAGGCGATGGAAGATGGTTCATTCCCGATTGCGGATGAGGCTGACCTTAAGAACGCTATTCAAGCCCATGGTCGTGCTAAGGATGTTGCCGCTGCAAAGGCACACATCGTGAAGCGTGCAAAAGAACTTGGTCTTGAAGAGATGATTCCTGAAGGATTCATGGATGAGTCTGAAGCACCTGCTCCTGAGGCGGATGGTGAAAAGTCAGATGACGCTGAGTTGCTTTCAGCACTAGATGAGTTTCGCACTCTTATGGAGGGTGAAGGCTCCTGATTGAAGGGTAGGCTGCTATGAAACCCTCAGAAGTAGGGAAAAGAATTAGCCTTGCCAATGAAGCCCTTTTCAACGTCGGTTCTAGCGTGGTTCTTGGCTCAACGTACAACACGGACGAAGTAGAATACTTAGAGATTGACGACGAAGTTTACGAGTTTAGACCTTTAGAGAGGTGTAGGGATGTCGATGCTGACTGAAATTAAAAGACCAGAAATCGGCCCCAACGCAGACGAGTTAACTAGTCTCACTCGTGGCCGTGGTCCTCGGCGTGGTAATCTTGAAGAACTTTTAAAATACTGGCGTCCTATCATGAAGAAGCCGGGAGGCTTCAGACGCTGTGTCGTTATTTTGATGGACAAGCCGCAGTTTGGTGGCAAGCCTCAGCGTATTTGTGCTTGGCTTCACCACGAAATTACCGGTAAGTGGCCAAACGAAGGTAAGGGCAAGCGTGGTCGTGGCCGAGGTGGAAAGCGTCGTAGTCGCAGTGTTCGGCGTGTTAGGAGCACTGCTCGTCGTGCCAAGTCAGCACAGTTGCTTTCACATAACGAAATTGTTGAGGTTTCACCTTTACGCATTGCCGTTCGTGAATCTAGAGACTTCGGTGGTGTTTTAGTACAGCCTATTGCTGGCCGTCAATCCGCTGTTGACATGAAGGCGGCTATGTTCGCCATGTATACTGCGAAGGTTCCGGTTAATGGCGAGGTCAGCGAAAAACGTGTTGGCGTTTTTGGTAGTTCTAGCCGTGCAGGTCAGGCGGCTCAGGCTGCTGGTACAATTATTCTTCCGGGCGACATTTCAGATATTCGCAGTCCTATCCGTTCTCAGATTTATGAAACTTTAACTCCGGGTGGTGGTCGTGGTTTGCCGAGTGGCCGTCGTTTGATTCGTGGTGCTGGCCGTACTGGTAGAGGCGCACGCAACAAGTTCCGTTGTCCTCCGGGTTTCCAGAAGGGCGGCACTTTTACGAACGCACAGTTCAGTACTTGTGGTGCACAAATTTTGGGTATTCCGGGTAAAGGTGTAGGTTCGCCTTCTTCTGGCGCTCAGCGTGCTTTGGCTGCTTTGGCTAGGGATGCTTCGCTTGTGCGTGAGATTGGCGATCTTCGCAGCAACCGTAATCCTTATGATATTATTCGTGCGGCGCAGATTCCTGTAGCACCTAAGAAGGGTAGCCCAACTCGCCGCCAGATTTCAATTAACACTGTTCTTGCCCGAGCCGACGAGCAAGACTTTTCAGTTCGTGCTGTCCGTAGGGATGGCGTGATCCTTGAACCTGTTGTTTCATTGCAGGCTCTTGGTAAACTTGATGAGTTTGACGACTTGGCTGATGGTACACTGATTGATCGTTATGAGAGCGGTCAAATTGGTAAGGATATTGTTCCTGCTTTCTCTACCGGTCTTCGTGATATCTATGTTGATATTCCTGAGTCTGGTGCTGTACGTGTGAGTAGAGTTGGCGGAGAGTTGTCTCCTACCGAGGTTGAAAGTTTGCGTCGTGTGTTCCCGACTTCTTTGCGGCGTGCCGCAGACTTACCTGATCCTAGTGCTGCTATTCGTAATTATGCGGACGGGACAGACGGTAGGTTGACTGTTGAGTTTGGTGAACTTAAAAACAACAAGTTTGAAGTTAGTGCTAGTAAGAACGAGTTGATTCGTGTTCAGACTGCTGGTGGCAAGTCGCTTACAGTTCCTCGCTGGGTGTACGAGACATTCTTGTCTCGGTCTGCTCCTCGCCGTGCAAAAGATGCACCTGTTTACGAAATCATGTCAGAGGGGAAGACTTCAAACCCTTTTTTCTTGTCCACCAAGACGATTACCTCTCTCACACATCGAACCGCTAACTATCACGAGTTGATTGAGGTTCGGGCTGCTATCTTTGCGGCTAACCGTGAAAACATTCAGGTAAAGCGGATTGGTGGTGGCGCACGTCGTGCTGGTGGCCGTTCTAGGGCTTTGTTTGATCCGGGCTTGAACCGTTACAGGTGTCCTCCGGGAACTCGTTATGGTGGCCGCATTACTGACCAGTTTGGACGTAACTGTGGCTATTCTCTTCCACGTACTGTCGTGAATAGTCTTGTCGATTTGGGTATCCGTATTGAGGACGCTATGGAGAAGCGTCGTCAGCGTAGGCTGGAGCGGGGTTCTCGGCGTGAGCGTCTTGGCGCAGCAATCAAGGAAAAGTATGATAATGCTTTGAATGGTCTTGCTGATGTCATGGATAAACTTGCTAACGTTTTGGATAAGACTGAGGATAAGCGTCCGGGGAAGATTGGCCCTAGTATTGCCGAGCGTCGCAACGCTGCTCAGTTGACTGATGAAGATCGTGATTTGCTTAGTGGTGAGCCGTTGGCAGATGCGTTGGATAATTTGAAGAATGTGTTGGACGATCAGGATTTCCAGAATCCTGATATTCCTGAGATTCAGAAGGCGTATAAGGCTGTTGAGAAGGCTGCTGGTTTGGAGGCTGGCCGTCTGACTGATAATCCTGCGAAGAATGAGAAAGATCGTAGTATTGGCCGTCGTATCCTTGATGCTATTGCTAACATCATGGATAGGTTGGCTGATTTTGTTGATCCTGATACTTCTCGCCGTGATCGGCGTGAGCGCCGTCCGGCTGCGTCTGCTGCTCCTAAGCCTAGCGCACCTAAGAAGTTTGATGAGGCACGTAAGCCTAAAAATCTTGATAACTTTAGTCAACTTTCGATTGGCGGTCGTCGCAAGAAGGTAGACGTTCCTGAACTTCGTGATTTGTCTGATGACGATAAGGGCAAGTTAGATAATGCTGTTCAGGCAGAGTTTAACGATTTGTCGGGGTTCTGGGCAAACCGCTTGGGTAAGGGTATCAACGATTTCTCTGAAAAAGATATTCGTAAGTACTTGAAGGTTAATAAGAACAGCGGGAATGCTCGTGTTGAGCGTCGGCGGTATAACGACTGGTTAGAACTCAACGAGTTAAAGCGTGCCCAAGATGACGGGTCGTTTGATGGAGATTACGAAGATTTCGTGGGTCGGCTTGCGCCGAACCGTCGTGATTCTATTGTAAGTTCGATCAAACCTCCTGAAGACCCTCCGGGCGATGCTGGCGATGCGGCTGGTGCGGTAGATATTGAGACTCCTGCCGATGAGTTGCCTTCTCCCGGCGTAGATTACTCTTCGCAGGGTTTCGTAAAAGCACGTGGTTCCACGCCTACTAATGAATTCTTGATGGGTCTTTCTGACGAAGATTTAGAGAACTATAAGCAGGCTCATATCGCTGAGATTGCTGCGCTTGAGGCCGCTGGCGATCCTCCTAGTAAGGTTCTTCAAGATCGTGTTACTGCGATCAACATGATTCAGGGTGCTCGTGCTAAGCAGCGAGGTGTTTCTAAGCAGCCGCCGACCAACAAAGACTTGTCTACAGAGGGCTTCTTTGTAGAGCGCAATAAGTTTGGCAAGCCGGTTGACAATTTTATAAAGTCTTTGACCGACGAGGAACTTGACGGATACATCGAATCTTTTGATAAGAAGAAGAACGATCCTTTTGAGCCTCCTCCATCTGCCTCAATGAAGAAAGCACGAGAGTTGCTTGGCGTGGAGCGTGAAGAACGTGACGCTAAGAATAAACAAGATGCTCTAGTTGATAACGCAGATTTAGAAATGGGTGACCCTGATCCTGATGGGTTCCATCCTGCGAGTAAGGTTGAGGACGCTGTAAACAATCCTGACCTCAATGATACCACGAATGTGCCAGACAGTATCATTGACGAGAGCGCTAGCAATGTCACGGGTGTAAAGTCTACGGCAAGTAATTACAAGTATGTAGAAAACATTTATGATGATGAGCCTTTTAATGCTGAGCAGATTGGAAAAGCCAATCCAGCAACTTTGTTTGACGATCCCGATTTCGATATCAACGATCCTAAGACTCGGGTTGGGGTCCTCGTAGTAGACCGTGATACGGGTCGTGTGATGGTGCGTCACACTAAGGACAACTTTGACGGTTATGGTTGGACTTTCAGCAAGGGCGGAATTGACAATGGTGAGACTGTACATGATGCGGCTATGCGGGAGTTGTTTGAAGAAACAGGTTTGTCGGCAGAGGATGTTAATGTTGTTGGTGCCTTAAATGGATCGTATGGTGGCGGGGGCGGTAGTAAGAACTATTTCTTCATTGCTCAGGTCAGCAATGGTGCAGATAAGTTCAATATTGATGGAAACGACGAGACAGACGATCTTGTTTTTGCTGATCCTGCTGATGTGGCTAGTTTCATTGACAAAGACACCACGAATACTGTTGGTAAAGCACGTGATTTGAAGATTGCTCAAGATTTAGATTCGTGGATTACTAGTGGCGGTGTTACTGGGGAAAAGAATGAGAAGTTCCAGACTTCAGTTATTAACAACTTAGATGCAAGTTCTAGCCCGACAAAATCTTCTGGGGGTATTCCTGAAGATACATTGACTCCAACGAAGCATAAGGCATCTCTCGTTCCTAATAACGATATGGTTCAAAAGTCTAAGCAGACAGATTTACCCCTTAAGAAAGTTGCCACAACCGTTGACGAGAACGACAACGCTAAGCGAGAGGCTGCTGCACAGTTACTAGCAGATGCTGGAACTGTAGATGCCCTCAACGATCCAGAGTTTCTTTTAACAGATTTTGATGTTAATGATGAAATGTTTGATTCTATTAGCGACGGATCAGTTAGCCGCTATGTTGAGATTCCTATTGGCGATCAGGGTATCAATGGGCAGGTCGGGTTCCCGACTAAGATGTTCCGTGATGAGGAGACTGGAAATATTTATGTTCTAAAGAAGCCTGCTCGCAACGATAAAGAGCACTTGTCTGAATCTTCAGCAGCGATTGTGGCACAAGACTTGGGGCTTCCTGTTCCTGAGGTGACATTTGCTGGCAACGACTACCTCGTTAGCGGTGATGCTGAAGGGCCTTATGGACAGAAGGTTACCAAGTTTGGTGATACCACCAACCGCCCTATGATTATTCAGCATGTCGGTAACGTGTTAG